TTAGTTCAGTTGGTTAGAACGCCGGCCTGTCACGCCGGAGGCCACGGGTTCAAGTCCCGTACTCCTCGCCAAGATACCCTCTGCAAGTCCTCGGACTTGCAGGGGGTTTTTCTTTTCTGGGCCTGCCGTACCAGTGCCGTACCAGCTCATGGGGTCGTTCTCCGTCTGCGAGTGCGTCAGCGTCAGCTTCGCCACCTCACGGCAAAGGGCGTCCCACGGTGGCGTGGTGTAGGCGTCCATGATGTCGCGGCGCACTCCGTGGGTGACCCACTGGAGCAGGTCCTTTGAGGCGCCATCGGCCAGGGCCAGCGACACGAAGGTGCGCCGGGCGTCATGCATGCGGCGGCGGCGGAACCCCAACAGGTCGCAGTCCTTGTGCAGCGCCCGAAGCGCGTTCTGGGGCCTGAGGTGACGTCCTTTGGGGCTGGGGATGATGAGGTCGTCCGACTTGGGCGAGCGGGCGAACTCACGAGCCCAGCCGGTGGCGCCCCACTCAGAGAGCAATGCGCTCAGCCAGGGATGCACCGGCATGCGCCGCGGCGCGTCCGTCTTCGTCGAGTCCTTCACCTCCCCCTCCCGGTGGTCATAGGTCTTGATGATGCTCAAGGCCCCCAGCGGTCCGATGACACCATCCCAATCGCCGAACGTGAGAGCCGCCGCCTCGCCAAAGCGCGCAGCCCCGATGAAGACGAGCCCGTAGCGGACTCGGCGATACAGAGGGAGGCGCAGGTCTGTCACCAGGGCGACCACCTCCTCCCTCGTGTAGACGGCCGTATCGCGCCACGTTGGGTTAGCATCCACGTTCGCCGGCAGTTCGTCGCGGCGCTGGCGCAGCTTGCAGGGCGTCTCCGTGAGCAGCTCGTCCGCAACCGCGTCCGAGAACATGGTCCGGAGCACCGAGTAGACGTGACGGACGGTGCGCGGCGCCAGGTCGGGGTTGGCTCGGACAGTCGCCATCGCGTCCCGGACATGCCGAACACGCACCGATGCGAGTTCGCGAGCCTTGAAGTCCACTGGCAGATGTCGGAGCCGGGCCAAGTCGTCGTCGACGCTGGCCACCCCGCGCTTGCGCCGGTCGGCAATCCACCTGTCCTCATAGCGCTGAACCGATACCGGCCCCAAATCGCGCAAGCCCATGTCGACACGAGCAGCGACCTCGCGACGGATGGCGTCGAGCCGCTCCAGGGCCATCCTCTCGTCGGGAGTCCCCAGCGACACGGGGAGGCGCTGCCCGTTGACGTCGTAGTAGTGCGCCCACCAGTTCTTGCTGTCCTTGCGTCGGTAGAGCCCACCCCCATCGGTGCTCATCGCTGGGCACCCCGGCGTGCCAGCACCTTCGCTGCGAACGCCTTCGCGTCCACCACGTTGTTGCCCGGCTGCTTCGCAGCGCCACCGGCCAGAAACGCCACCAGCTCAGCCCTCAGCACGCGCCCGTTGTGGTGGCGAGTGAGGTGCCCAGCATCACACCACGCACGAATCGTGCTCGGAGAGCAGTCCGCGAGCCGCGATGCCGCCTTCTGGGTCAGGTACTCGCGCTCGGGCGTGGCTTCGCGGCGCTGGAACTCGCTCTCAACGGTACGCACCACCAACTGCACAATCTCCGATTCCGTCATCATCGACTTCCCCACCCCGCTCGGGACCCTGGTGAACATCGCGTTGAAGTGCGCGCAGTGACGCCGTGGCCCGCCACCGCACTACCCGAGGACACCCTGCCGCAGTCGCCAGCAGGGGCCGCGCCACCACGGAGCAAAGCGCACGCCAATCCACGCGCCACGACGCAATCACCACCGATGGTCGCAACGACGCACACGGTGCGCGCGGCACGGGAGCTACTGGATGCGGACGCTCGTCCGCGCGCCGAGACTGAGCACGGACGCACGTCCATGCGAAGGTGACGCACTGTCGGCGGGCAATCACCGACACCGACAGGACACCAACGGGCGGGGGCCGCCGCCCTGGCTGCACTGAGGGTGTCCGTCAAGGTGCCTGTGATTGGAACTGGCGCCACGAGGAGACCCCCAGAAACAACAAAGTGGCGCCCCGTCGGCGGACCTTAACAAACGCCGACGGGGCACCGGAGGGGCCGTGTCCCAGCGCTACCTGGGTGCACGGGCCTTTTCTGGTGGCGACAAACACGCGCGAATGCGCCTGGAGTCGCCGAATCTCTGTGGGAGCAACGCGCTGGTTAAGGTCACTGCTTCAGCGGGCTGCGTGGTACGTCGAATACTGGGAAAATGGGTAGCACGCCGCGAGCAGGCGTGCAAGCTCCTAGCGCATAAACGCGCGAGCGGGCTCCTTCTCCTTCCCCACTGGGCGGTAGCACTTGCCCTTGTGCTCGTACATCTTCTCCCCGCAGGGTGGCGCCCTGTCGGTCCCGACCCAGCATCCGCCGTTAATCTTCACCTCAGCTTGGTCTTCGTCGCAGTTCCGCGTCTTCTGGTCGGGGAATGGACGGGGTGGGAGGTCCAATGCGAGCCGGACAGGTGCCATCGACACCGGCACCATCCATCCGGCTGGCACGCCGCCGCTCCACTCCGGCGTTGGACTGGGGGTGGGGGGCTCTGGTGGAGGAACGAAGTACGAGCCGGCCAGCACCGCGCCCACCAGCGCGAGTGCCACGGTTGCTGCCGTCCCTGAGTTTCGCCACGCGCGCCGCAGCGACCGACGCGCCCGCCGAATGAACGGTCGGGAGCGCAGCACCGGTCCGCGACGCTCGGGCGGCGCACGCAGGTGCGCCATCGTGTCAGCCAAGTGAGAGCGCGTAGCCGCCGCCTGGAACATCGCCTTACTTAAGCTCAAGGTACCCTCTACACAGCGTGCAACGTCCGCGTCCGAGGCGCCGGCAGGTGACTGGGCCAGCCGCATGCTCAGCCGCGGCGGCGCGCTGTCATCAGTCGAGGGGTGCGCAGAGATAACCATCTCCACCCCCACGTCCGGTGCAAGGTGCCGCTGCTGTGCCGTCAACTCCAACTCCAGCGAGAGAGAGCCGGAGACTGGGTGGCGCACTTGGTAGAGCCGCCCGAACAAGACGCCCCGATACCTGCGGATGATGATGCCCAGCTGCTGCCGCGTCGTCCTCGAAACACGACTGATGGCGCGCGGCCCTCCCTGGCTCCCACCACCACCTCCGCGCGGAACCTCCGACGTACCACCGCGCCAGATATTCTCGGCCTCTCTCACGCTCGACTCCTACCCGGCTGGCCGGGAGGGAGCCCGGCATACGTCCCGAATAGTACGAGGAGGCCTGACAGGGCGAGATTCTTTCCCAAGGGCATCGGGGGCGAGCACGTAAAGACGTGCTTCTTAGTCGTACACGACGCCATCCTGGGTCGTGTCGACCTCCGCAGGTTCTTCCGATGCCACTTCGTCATCCGTTGAAGGAAGCAAATGCAGTTGGCCAGTCGCGACGAAGCATTCTGTCATCGGCACTCTAAGTTTTTCGCGTTCACGACTGGTGAGGGACTTGAGGTGCTCGACAAGTTGCGCAAAATATACTTGCGCATCAATCAGCGCTTCGAGGCCGTCAAGGAGGGTTCTCATTTCCGCCGTCGCCTTCCGGATCGTCGCCCGGGCGGCGCGTGCATCTCCCATTTGCGCAGACGCCATTGCTGACTTCAGCCCTATCTGGAAGGCCGCTCCCGCGAGCGAAGTCCCCTCCATCATCCTCAGCGACTCGCTCAAGCGCTTGCACTGCTGCCGAACCTCAGTGGGGCGGAATCTGGGTTGCGTTTGGGCATTGGCTGCCATCGAGAGCAGCAAGAACAGGATGAGGAGCGGACGGGTCGTCATGCGTCAAGCGTAGGCTCGACCAGTCGGGTCTTGGCAATCTGGATGGTAGGCCTGGGGCGCCGGGTGGGACACCACCGACCCTGCTGGTGCGCCGGAGTGAAGAGCTATCCACGAGCGACGAACCTGGCGCCGTCGAGGTGGACCCGCGTCGAGTCCGGCGCGGACTCCACAATCACAGCGCCCGTGGGCTCGATTCGGATGCGAGCGAACCCGTTGGCCGCTGCGGTTACGCAGCGGATGTTGGCGGACGGGCGATAGCCCGCAGGCACGTAGAAGGCGATGCCACCGATGGTCCCGCTGCGGATTGCGCCCTCAAGCGCCACTTCCTCGCCCAGTCCCTTCGAGTACATCGCAGCCTGTTCGGGAGCCCCAACGTTCGCCCAGCCGCCACCGCCCATCGCAAACATCGTCCCAGTTACGGGCGTTGGCCGCTCCGAGACCAGCGACAGCGGGGCAAAGACGAGCGAGTCCACCGTCAGCGTTCGGCCAGGCCCCACCGAGTTTTGAAGCGTGATGACCACTCGCGCGTAGCGCGCGCCGAGCGGAGCCCCGGAAGAGCCACTCAACCGCGCGTAGACACCGACGGGTGGGGCCGTTTGGATGACCGTTGACTCGCCGAAGAACGCCTGCGCGGAGTTCAGCCACCGAATCGACACCGTGAAGACCGTCGATGCGGAAGACGCCTTGGCGTAGAGGTCGACGCCGTACCGGTTTCCCTCCCGCACCACCATGAGCTGGGAGCGGATGGCCGTCCCCGCAGTCGACAGATGCAGGGCTCTTGCTCCGGTGAGGGCGTCGCTCACCACGGACGCATCCGTACCCCAGGTTCCGACGTCCATGAGCCAGGTGTCTGGCAGTCCCGTCGGGTCGGTGAGCGCCTCGAAGTCTCCGTTGGGCGGGAGCGTGGTGATGTTGACGTAGGGCTGGAGGTCAACAGGCGCCAGGTACCTCGGCATGAGGGTTACCTCGGACGAAGCCGGCCCCAGGTTGCCCTTGGCGTCTCGCCCGCGCACACGCGCGTAGTAGGTGGTGCCCGGGGTGAGCCCTGTCACGTCGAAGCGCGTGGTGCCGGAGAGCCCGCGGTACGTCGCCGAACTCGGCGTGAATCCGGACGTGCTGGAGAGGTGCAACTCGAAGTCGTCCCAGGCGGAGCCCGTGGCGGCCGGCGTGAAGGACACCGTGCCCCCGTTGACGGTGTTGGCGACGGTGAGTCCCGTAGGCGCGTCGGGCCCCGTGAAGGGCGCTGCCTTCCCGATGCCCGGAACCGCCTCTCGCTTGAGCCATGCGACGCGTGACGTGCTTGGCCGGCCCCTTAGCACCAGCTTCGTGGCAGCGCCCTTGTCGGCAGTGAAGACGTGCTCGATGGACTGAACAGCGAGCTGCTGGGGCTCATCGAAGTTGATGTAGTCCGGCCAGAGCTGCACGAAGTCTCCGAGTTCGAGGTGCCACCAGAGCGCGACTGTGACGGTCACCTCCAGCGCGGGCTCCGACATGTCGTTGATGAAGGCGCGGGCCAACCGGCGAGCCTCGGCCTCCGTATTTATGTTGCTGGTCGACGCCTCGACGATTTCGGACCAGCGTTCGCCGTACTCGGCGATGCTCACGGAGTTCACCTCGGTGAGCATCTTCCGCTTTCCGTTCCCCGCGGCATCCCTGTCGTTGGCGTCCGCGTACACCACCCTGACCGCATTGCGGATGTCCGTGAGCCGTCGCGCCAGTCCGTCGAGGTCCTCGTACGCTTCGGGTCCGAACCACCATACGGGCGTCGTGGTAGTGCGCTCCGGTTCCGCGAGCGTGAGAGCGAAGCCGTGCCCGACCCGCCACCGGAGCCGCAGGTCCCAGCCGAGCTGTCCGGCCAGGTCCTGGAGCGCGTCCATCACCGGCATCTTGCCTTGGGTGAACCGGCCCAACTGCCACATCGGGTCCACCGGGCAGTACGGCCCGAAGGCCCCGAGCCCTTCGGCGCTGAGGATTTGGTTCATCACGACTTGGACGGCAACGCCGACGGTCGCAGACCCATAGTCACGCTCCTCCTTGATGACCACGTCCTGGAGTATGCCCGCCATGTCGCGGCAGGTGAGGAGGATGGTCGCCCCTTCGACGGACACGTCCTCGACTCGCCCGTAAAAGCTCTCCCGCCAGGTGCCGACCTTGCCGTGCCCGAGCGGCACCACCATGCAGTCGATGCGAATCGTCCGCCCTTCGCGGAGCAGCGGGTCATAGAGGAGTCCGGAGCTGTTGACGGGGCTCGACACCACCTGCGGGGACAGGGTGAGGGCCTCGTCCGGCCCGACGAAGCGACGAAGCGTGACAGTCGCAGTCCCGACGGGAGCGTCGAGTGTGGCAGTCCACGACGCGTCCAGCAGCCAGTCATGGCCACGCACCGACGACAGGTCCACGTCGACGGTGCCCACGAGGAGTCGCACGCGCAGCCACGTCGTGCAGCCCGCGTCGGACATCATGAGGTTCTGCTCTGCTTGGGTAATCGGCCTCATGGGCACAACACTCCTGGGAGAGGGTTCCCCCAGGAGAAGAGGCGGCCTGCGACAAGACGGGCGCGGGCCGGCTACTCGCGCAACTCGAAGTCGAACGCCTCGTGCGTCAGGAACTGCCCGCCCTCGGTCCAGAGCTCCATCGCCGTGCCGTCGCGGGCTTGCCCGCGCATGAGAAGTCCCGGTGTGTGGACGCCTGACCCGCCGACGACATGGGCTGGGAGGGGCCCGAAGGGTGCGCCCGAGGTTGCCCACGCGGTCAGCCACGACGCGGGCACGCAGTACGGCAGGACGACAAGGTCGTCGTACGAAATCTCGCCACCGCCGTCCGTGTTACAGCCCAGCTCAAGGTACGCTGCCGTCAGGGCCACGACGATGGAGTAGTCGCCCAACACGTCCACCGTGGTCCACAGCGCGCCATCGCGGTAGACCGCAGCGGTCGCCCAATCGATGACCAGGTGAGTCCAGACGTTGTCGAGGTCCGGGGTTCGGACCCAGAAGGCCAGGGTGGTACGCCCGAGGTCGGCGCCGAGGGAGAGCGGCCACTGCACGCGCCCTCCTGGCGCACAGCGCAGGCGTCCCGTGCCGAACCGCCCGCCCCCCATCTGCCCGCCAGCGTCGCCAGTAACGACGGGAGGCCCGATACCAGTCGAGGACACCGTCCCCCCATCGAATGACCAGGAGTGGCCCCGGCCGTCGATGAGGTTCCTCATCGCCAGCGACTCCTCGAGGACCAGGGGCATGGTGTTGCCCGAATACGTCCAACGTCGTGCGCGCTCGCTCGAGCGGAGTTGCCCGGCGAAGCTGCGACGCACCTCGCCCAGCAGCTCCTGTCGGTACTGGAGAGGGCTGCCCGCGTCGAGGGGGATGGGAATGCCAGACAGTGTGAGGAACGCCATGTGCTCAGCCCCCGTACCGGGATGACTTGGAGATGCGCCTGCCGGAGTCGGCCAGCTTCGTCATTGCATCGACACGTCTGACGAAGCGCACGGCACGCTCCACTCCCTCGTCCGCGTCGATTGTGTTGATTGCGAGGTTGTACGTGGGGCCCTTGAGCGACTGCACTGGCGCGCTCGTCTTGGGGATGTACTCACCGCCACTGCGCCCACCCATGAACGGGTCTCGCGACCGGTCCTCGCGGCGCTCGCGAAGCGCGTCCGGGAGCGCCATGAAGTCGAGAAACCACTGAGGAATCTCTCTGGCAGTACCACCACCCCCGCCGGTGCCGGACCCGGGGGCAGTTGGCGTGCCCGGCCCGTCTGCGGCGTCCTGGGCCTGGAAGCGGCGGTAGGCCACCTTCCAGGCCGCTGGGACGTTTGTGAGGGCCTCCGTCATCTTCTCAAGCGCAGTGGTCCCGCGCAGCACCTCGGCGGTTTGCCGAGCCTGCGCGTCCGCGGACTCCCACGTGGTGTCTTTCAAATCCTCCAGCGACCGCCCCATCTCGTCTGTGTTGACCTTCATCCCCTCAAGGCTGTTCGCGAGGTTCTTCAGCGCCTTGATGCCCATCCACTCGATGGCCTTGGAAATCTGCCGGAGGACCCACTGGATGGCCTTCACGATGGCGTTCCAGACGTCGCCGAGCATGATGGCGATTTCGAGGATGATGATGCCCACGAACTTCAGGATGCCAAACAGTGCCTCCATGACTGGGCCGGCGAGCTTCGAGAGCGGGTCCAGCACAGACATGAATGACTTGGCGACAGCTTCAAGCAGCGGCGCCAGCCCCTGGAGAATCTTCCCGACCATGACGAGCGGCGGGACGATGGGCTCTATCGCCTCGTTCAGCATCTCGAAGACGGGCGTGAGCACCGAGAAGACGGCGTCGATAATCAGCTTGATGGCGCCGAGGAGCGGCCCGACGGGTTCCAGAATGGTCCCCAGCGCATCGGCCACCGTCTGGATGACGCCGTTCAACATGGTGATGACGTCAGCGAAGCCCTTGGACTGCATGAGCAGCTCCGCGAAACCGGCGATGACCGCTCCGTAGACGCCGCCCGCCTCGAACCCCTGGGCCGCCGCGTTGATGATGGCGCCGAGCTGCCCCAGGCCACCGACGATCTTGTCCACCAGGGCCTGCCGCGCCTGCTCCATGGCGTCCTTGATGCGCTGTGCCTCCTCGCGCATCCCCCGCATGGCCTCGGCGAAGCGGGACGACTCTTCCCGGTCTGCAGCGAGGGCTTCGGCGGCTGCCTCCTCGTTGGCCTTCCGGGTCATGTCCGCGAGGTCCCTCACGAACTTGGCCCATTCCTTATCGGCCTCCGCCATCTCCTTCTGACGGGACTCCGAGTAGCGCATGTCGACGTCGCCGTCGGAGAGTTTCGGCATGTCGAGGAGCTTGGCGAAGAGGTCCTTGAGTCCCAGCGCCCCGGAGTCCTCGACGGCCTGCTTCAATCCTTCCCAGCTCTTGCTGGCCCCGTAAGTGATGAACTCCTTGCCCTCCTTCCAACCGACGGCGAACGCGTCGGTGATGCTCGCCTTGAGCTTGGAGCTGGCATCACCGACGGCCTTGAAGGCATCCCCACCCACGTCCTTGCCCATCTGGACCAGGTCGGCCGCTGAGGTCGACTCGGCCGCCTTGAGGACGCGCGCGAGCGTGTGCATGTTCGCGCCCTTCGCGAGCTTCCCGAGCAGCTTGGAGGCTTGCTGGATGAGCCATGCGACGGTGCGAAGCGACTGATAGACGATGGCGCCGATGACCGTCGCGAGCCCCTCGAAAAGCCCCGTGAGGATGTTCCAAATCTTCTGGGCCATGGTGCCGATGGCCTGGAGAATGCCCATTACGGAGTCCTTGAGACCTGTACTCGTGTCCTTCCACGCGCCGTACAGGGAGCCTGCGAGGAGGGCGAGTCCCGCGACAGCTATGGCGATGGCTGCAACAGGAGCGGCGAAATACGCGAAGTAGGCCGCAGTGAAGCGGATGCCATGGGCGACGTCGACCAGGGCGGACTTGAGCCCGCCCATGCCCTTCGCCGCGGAGCTGGCGCCGTTGCTGATGTTCGTCATGAGCGCGGCGGGCTGCATGTCAGCGAGCTTCCGAAGCGCTACGGCCGCCGAGGAGAACCCCGAAGCGACGCCCGCGACTGTGGCGGACGTGTTGAGGGCCGTCAGCACCTTCACCATGAGGCCCATGGCCTTCGCCCCAGCCTCGACGGCGCCGGCGAGCTTGCCCGTCGCACCAACGGCGAGCCCCGCGCCAGCGACCCACAGGGCGACGTTGGCAGCGGCGCGCTTCGTCTCGGGGCTCAAGCGCTGGAAGGTGGCCACCAGCTTGAACAGGTACTCGGAGAGCTTCCCCACTGCGGGAGCGAAGAGGTCCCCGATGTCGCTCGCGAGGGTGTAGAGCAGGTCGGTCAGCTCGGTGACCGTCGCATTCAGGTCCTCGTTCGACTGGACGGCCGCCGCGACAGCAGCGCCGATGCCGGCAGCGACGACGGCACCCAGCGCGCCAATGGGCTCGGCAGCCTCCTTCACGGCATTGGCCGCGTCCTCGGCTCCCTTGACCAGCTCGCCCAGCGACTTGAGCGCCTGGCCTACCGATGCCGTCGCGATGATGTAGAGGTCGCCTGCCTTGAGTCCGCCGCTCATGCGCGCTCCTGGAGCGGACCAGGGGCAAGAAATGCCCCTGGTCCTTGCTCACCGAGAAGGGGTGGTGCGCTTGCCAGACGGAGAGGCGTCAGGAGGCTTCCCGACGCGGTAGATGATGCTTTTGGACTCGGACTTCGCGCGCCCTCTCCGTGTGGCTGGGGCGGCCGGTGGTGGCGGTGCCTCCTTGGCCTCCTCTGCCTCAAGCGCCATGTCCGCGACAACTCCGAGCAGGTCCTCCTCAGGCCATTCACGGACTGCGCTCGGTGGCTGATTCATCACGCGTGCAACCCGCAGGAGAAGCCTCTCCCGTGGGTTGCTCAGGAGTTTCCCTTCACCTCCTCAAAGCTCGGCGTGAACGCCTGCGCGACGTCCTTGGCGATGTCCTCGGCCCAGGGCGCGGAGCAGACGGCGTCGACGTCCGCGTTGTCCGTCGGGTCGAACACCCGCTCGGTCGCCTCCGGGTTGTAGATGACGGCTGCCGCCATCCGCGCGATGGACCGCAGCGCGCCCCCGACACCGATGGGCTTCTCGTCCTCGCCAATCTCTCCCGCCGCCCTCGCGGCGCTCATGACGGCGATGCGCTCGGTGTGAGTCGGGCGGCACAGCGTGACCGTCTCCTCGCCGAGGGACACCGTCTTGATGACCTTTCGCTTCGCGTTCTTCAACCGCTCCTTCAGCGACATGTTGGTGGCTCCTTCCTGCGTGTGATTGCGGCCTAGAAGTCGACGGGCTTGCCCTGGCCGACGAGGGTCGCGGAGATGGTGAGGACGTCCGAGGCGGAGCGCCCCTCCTCGTAACTCGACACCTTGACGGGGTAGCGGACGCCGACGGCGCCCGGGTCGGCTTCCGCGTCCTTGACGATGGCCAAGTAGCCCGTCGCGCTCGTGTCGAAGAGGGTCTTGAGGAGCGCGTGAGTCGCAGAGCCCACCATCAAGTGGCCCGAGAGGGGAATCTCGAATCCCTTCAGCGTGACGGCCGTGCGCTTCCAGCCGTCTCCGCCGAGGTAGTTCCCGTCGACGGTGTCGGCCGACATGTTGACGGGGGCTTCGCTGATGCCGTCCAGCCTGTTCGCCTCGGCAGGGGCCGTCGCCGCGGTGGCGAGCAGGTGGATGGCCTGGACATACGCAACGGTTGCTTCCGGCATTGGTGCTGCTCCTTGAAGCCCGCTCAGCGAGCGGGGAATTGACTCTTGAGGAAGTCCGCCAGCGCCTTCGCGACGCCCTTGCGCCCGGCACCTCGCGTCTTGCGGAAGGAGCGCTTCAGCCAGTGCGAGGGCGGGTTGAAAATCTGGTCCCCGTAGTGGAAGCCCTCGTGAATGGGGCCCGCTGACGGATGCTCGTACCCCGCCGTCCAAGACACGGAGAGCCGCTTGTCGAGGCGGTGTTCCGGCCCGGAGATGAAGCTGGTGTCCGCCAGAGACGGCTGACTCCAGTCGCGCTCGGCGTCATCGCCCCGGGGGACAAGAAATGACGCGATGGTGTGGGTGTCTCGGACGGTTCTCCACAGGGGGACGTCGAGCGCGCGGAGTACCGCCTTCGGCTGTCTCGTCAGCCGGTGCAGCTCGGACGCCTTGAACTTCACCTTGACCGGCATGCCCCGTCAGAAGGGGCGACGACTACGCGACGTAGCTCGCCGCGACGTTGAACGAGTAGCGCGGCCGGCCACTCGCGTCCTGGGGCTGGGCCACAGGGCCCACGCCCTCGCACCGCACGTCGACGTAGCCCGGCACCCGCGCCAGGTGCAGCGCGCTCCAGCACGCCACCGCCAGCTCGCGCGCCGCCTCGGTGCGGTTGGGCAGTCCGCGCACCACCACCTGGACGTCAGCCGCGAGGAGCCCGCGGCGAGTGCCCAGATACAGGCTCTGCTCGCCACCCGTGTCCCGCACCGCGACCATCAGGTCCGGCGTCTTCGTCGGCACCTGGCCCCAGTACAGCGTCGGCGGCGAGCTGGTGGTGGACAGGCCCAGGCCCGCGCCCTCCAGGTACAGCGCCAGCTCGCGCTCCACGTGCTTGGGCGTCACAGGTAGACCTCGTAATGGTCCACTGCGCCGGACAGGCCGCGCCGCGCAATGACGCGCAAGGGCTCCCGCCCCGCGCTGTCGTCATCCGGGTCCGCGTCTGGCGGGTACACCCGGTCCTCAGGGCGCACCGCCACGCTGGTGAACACCAGGAACTCGGAGACGCGCTCGCTCCCATCGGCAGTGACGAGCCGCTTCGTGTCGCCCTCGCACCGGCAGCGGTGCGGCTCCGGCTCCGAGTACTCGCTCTCCCCGCCCGCGTTGGTGGAGAGGTGCCGCGCCAGGTGGAACGTCTGGCGGAAGGTGTGGCCCATGAGCGTCATCGTGGCCTCCGGTATGGAGCCAGGAGCTGGCGCGCGGTGGACGGCAGTGCCGTGCGCCCGCCATCTTCGCCGGCGAAGTAGGACATGCTCGTCGCGCCGATGTTCTCGCTAGCGACGTCGCCCGGCTTCCCGTCGCGACTCACTGTGGCCACCACCACCTCGACGGCAGCGAGCTGGATGGACGCCGGCAGGTCCACCACCAGGGACTCCTCGAGGACGTGTTGCCCCGGCGTCCCCCAGCCCGCGTCGTAGGTGACGAGCAGCTCGCCCGTGTCCCGGGCCTCCAGTGGCGTCGGTGACACGCCCTGCGTCCACTCCCCGGTGAAGGGCCAGGGCTGTCCACGGGCCAGGAGGCGCCCCAGCGTGGGCGACTCCAGCGCGTAGGTGCCGGCGTCGCGCTCCTCGCCGCGCACCTCCACGCGGTGTATCTGTCTCACGGCCCCGCTGCGCAGCCAGAGGTAGACGCCGCCGCTCCCCACCGCCGTCTCGACGACTCCGAGACGACGGTGCAGCGGATAGCCCACGTAGCGGGCCACGGCCTCGCTCACCGCGGTGATGATGAGCCCCAGCCGCGCCGGCTCCATCGCGCTGCGCGCGGCTTCGGGGAGCTGCTCGGGCACCAGCAAGTCGAGGGGCGAGGCCATGTCGTCACCTCAGATGGGCAGCGTCTGGCCACCGCCGAAGATGACGGTGGAGGACGAGAGCACCGTGGGCGCGGTTCCCCCGGTGAAGGCCACCGTCTCCACGACGCGGCAGCGGTCGTGCCCGTCCGGGCAGACCTCCTGCAGGTCCACGTCCAACTCGGCGACGCTGCCGGCCGCCGCGACAGCCAGAGCTACCGTGTCGCCGTCCCTGTCCTTGGCGTCCGCCCAGGTGGTTCCGTCGGCGCTCGTCTGGAGCTTGTACGTCGCCGAGAAGCTGGTGGGTGCGCCCGTGGTGGCGCCCGTCACCACGCTCAAGACGAGACTGCGGAAGGTGCCGATGGTGAGGACTGCGCCGTTGCGAGAGCCGGCAGCCTGGGCGGCCGGCGCGTGAGAGAGGTTGGCCGCGTGGATGTACGCGCCAACGTTGTTGCGAGTCGGGTGCATAGGTATCTCCGTGAGGGGTTGTGGCAGGAAGGAATCAGTCGCCGTAGGTGACGCCCGTCAGGAAGGCGAAGGACTCGCGGTGGCGCAGCGCCCAATCCCCGTTCCACACCGCGCGCAGCGTCATCTGGTCCGACTCGAAGTCGCCCGACGCCTCACCCACGGTGGTCTCCATGGCGGACGCCTCGCCGTACCAGAGCTGCGCCGCAAGGCCGAAGCCGATGTGCCCCTTCCCATACATCGACTCCGTGGCCTGAACAGGGAAGCCGTTCAGCATCGGCGCCTCCAGGTCCTGGAGCCCCGGGAACACGTAGCCCGCGGCGTCGCGCAGCTCCGAGAGGAAGAGGAGGTGCGCGCTCGACATGAAGTAGAAGGGCTTGTTGCCGGCCAGCTTCAGCTTCGCAGTGAGAATCGGCTTGATGAGCTTGAGCTTCAGGTCCGAGCGCACCTGGTCGATGCTCACCCCGGTGATGGCGTTCTTGTGCCCGCTGGGAATCACCTCGAAGACGCCCGTCGGCTTCTTCGCGCCCTTGCCGTAGAGGCCAGTGACGTCCGCCTCCAGCGCCATGGACTGGGACACCTCCCGCCCCACGTCGGCTGACGCGGAGCTATTCCCCAGCCGCATCAGGTCATTGCTGATAGGGCAGAGGGCCATGGCCTTGTGGGCGCCCAACTCGATGGTGCCCGTCTTGAGCTCCGACTTCTCCGCTGGCTGGCCCTCGCCCACCCAGAACACGCGCGGCCCGTCGTTGATGCGGCCGACGACGAACTTCCCGCCGTAGCCCGAGACGGTCCGCGCTCCGGCGCGCAGGAGGATGGCGTCCGCGCGCAGCAGTTCCACCACCTCCTCGCTCCTCGTCTCGCGAGTCCAGAGGGCGCCGCCCTGCTCGAAGATGGAGGCAAAGGCACCCACCGACTTGCAGCGCTCGACGTACTTCTTCAGCGCCTCCATGCCGTCCTTGTGCATGAGCTGGTGGCGCTCGGCGGCGGCCAGGTACTGCGCCTTGATGAACACGCCCAGGCGAGCGTAGGCCGCCTGGCCCTCGGGCGCGTCCATCTGCAGGTCCTTCGCGCTGGAGGCGATGGGCCCCTGGGCGGGCGGGTTGGGACGGCCGGCGACGGCCGCCTCGACCGCGCGCGTGGCGGACGCGTCGATGGCGCGCTGGAGGGACTCGGGCAGCGGCGGGGGCGCGCTCGGCGCAGGGGTGGACTTCGGGGTGGGCTTCATGGATGGCTCCAGGTTTCGTGGGTGGTGCGCCGGACGGCGCGTTCATCCGGTAGAAGGGGCGGCTAGTTCGCGACGGGCGGCAGCAGGGCTGCGTACTTGCGCAGCTCCGAGCCCGAGAAGGACTTCAACTGAGCGGACGTGAAGCCGAAGCGCTTCGTGAGACGGAGGCGCAACGCCTTGGCTTCCTCGTCGGGCAGCTCGTCCGCCGTCTCCTCCTCACCAGGGGGCGGCTCCGCTCCTTCGGTGGAGGGCTCCTCTTCCTCGTCGGGGGCCTCGCGCTCCTCTTCTTCTTCCGGCGCGGGCTCCTCGTCCTCGGGCTCCGTCGGCTCCTCCTCGGGGGCGGGCTCCTCGTCGTCGACGGGCAGCAGCTTGTGCAGCTTCACCACGTTGGCCCGCAGCTCCTCGAGCGCGCCCTCCACCTTCGCCCTGAAGGCGAGTCCGGCAGCCCGGTACTTCGCCTCCTCGTCCTCGGCCACCGGCTCCGCGGAGCGCAGGCGCACGGCTTCCTGGTTCCCGCCGATGTTGACGATGGACACCTCCAACGTCTCGACGAGGGGGAAGTCGTAGCCGCCCTCGGCGTTCGGCACCGGCTCGCTGTCTGCGGGGATGAAGCGGATGGAGCACTGGTTCAGCGTTCCCGCCTTGACCTTCGCCGCCACCATCTTCGAGGCGTCGCAGACCTCGTCGAAGATGGGCTCCATCAACCACTCGGTGCCCTCGCGGAAGCACCGCGCGACGCCGATGGCGGGGCTCCAGGAGTCGTGGTTCCACAACAGCGGCACCCGGAAATCGTCTCCCGCCGACTTGATGGCGAGGACGCGGTCCTTGTGCCTGTCCAACGATGTGGAGGTGATGCGGAACACCGGGGCGGCGGTGGTGGCGCCGCTCACGGCAGGCTTCGACTCCAGCAGCTTCTGGAATGACTTGGGCTTGGTCATGCCCCGGTAGAAGGGGCGGCGCTACACGCGCCCCTCCTCGCCCGTCCTGTCGCGCGGCGGCTCGGGCGTGGCGTTGGCGGCGGCGCTCTCCACGTTGTTGCCGCCACCGTCCTGGCCCGGCAGCGTCGGCCCGAGCACGCCCTCCAGCTCCGGCAGCGCCTGACGCCCGGCCAGCTCGCGCGCTTCGTTCTGCGTGAAGGCCGGGGTGATGGGCGTCGTCATCGCGCGGAAAACCCTCTCCCATTCCTGCGGGCGCGGGTCCTCGTAGTCGAGGATGACATCCGCGTCGACGAGCGGCACCAGGCGGTGCTGGAACCAGGAGAGGAGGAACTCCAGGCGCGGGGCCACGGCATACTCGGCAAGGTGGTACTTCGCTGCCTCGGACGTGCTCCGGTTGCTGGAGGCGGTGTCGCCCAGCAACTCGGGCGGCACGTTGTACGTCTGGCGCACGTAGGAGCGCAGGCCCTTCGCCAGCTCGTCCGCCTGCAGCTCGCGGTAGTTGACGGCAATCTGCGCGAGGGAGACGCCGCCGGGGGCGAACCACACCTTGCCCGCGTTCTCCGGCCCCTTGTGCTCCTCCTTGAACTTCTTCTCCAGATCCTCGGCCGCCTCCTCGCCCTCGAAGCTGTCGCGCTTCGAATCCAGGCCCACCACTGCCGCAGGGATGCCACCGCGCTCGAAGGTGGCCTTCGCCGCTCGGTCGATGGCCTCCATCGTGTCGAGCTGGTCTCCCAGCGCCATGCCTCGCCCGGTGCCACGCCCCAGGGGATTCTCCGGGTCGAGGTGCTTGAGCCAGAGCATGTGCGCGGCCGGCACGTGCCCGTGGAAGAGACCATACGAGACGGCAAAGAATGGGGCGCCGGGCTGGGGCGTCTGGAGCACGCAGTGCGGCGGCACCGCCTCCCAGCCCACGGGGCGGCCGTTCTCTCCGAGCCGGAGCCAGAGGAACGCCTCGCCCACCAGGTCCAGGTGCAGTTGCGCGAGCTTGCGCAGCTCCCGGCCGGGGAACTCCGGGTGTGGCGACTCCAGCAGCCGGAGTATCTCGTGGGACGGCAGCTCCACCAACTCGCCGGCCTCGGTGCCGTCCTCCAGCGCCTTGCGCCGCTCGGCCTTGACGGAGGACTTCCACCGCGGGTCCCCACTCCAGCGCTTCGCGTCGCCGTGCGCCACGCGCTTGAACGCCTTCCAGCGCGGGGTTGCGACGGCGTCCGCCACGGTGTCCACCACGGCGCGGAGCCAGCCGCTCTCGCGGTACGCGGCGAGGACGGCGCGGCTGCCCCGGCGCGGTGAGAAGCTGACGAGGGGAAGTGCATGGACGAGAGGCCCCTGGAGGGTCGGTAGCAACCCAAGGGTCTTAAGGGCTCGGAGGAAGAGGGACGCCATGCCAAGGCAGAAGGGGTGCGGAGATGCGACGGACGCCTCCTGGGGCTAGAATTTGGTTGGAGCCCCGGTTTGTCCTGCCGCAAGCTGTCGCTGCATTGTTCCAACTAGCCAGCCTATTCCCGACGGTGGTTCTTGAAAATGACAAGCCCCACTTCTAGCCAACAGCCTACGACGGATCTCAATCTTCCGACGACCGAGGACTCGATATTCCAGGGGGGCAATCTCTATGGCATCGCGGTGGCCGATCTCCTTGGTAACGAGGTTGCACTGAGGATGGCGATCAACGAACTGAACGTCTCCAAGCGCGAAGTTATGACGCTTGAGAATGACGTTACTGGCCTTAGAGAGGAAGTAGGTAACCTCCATGCGGAGCAAAGCAAGAGCAAAAACCACGTGCTTGTCTTTACGACTTATGCAGTCGTAAATCTATGTGGAGTGATTCTGGTGGGGATTGCAATCAACTATCTTACATCTGAGCGACCTCCCAACGGGACTTGGGTCATTTTATCTTTAGGCGGGTTGCTGTCGTTAGTAGGCAGTGTGGCACCGGTGGTGGTCAGTTTGTACTCGGGGCGCGGTCGAAAAGGGGGCACCAATGCCAATTAAGAACGGCGTCGTTGAGTGCATTAATCATCCCGACCAGATCATGCTGAAGAATGCTGGGCTTAACGCAATCACAGCCATGGAGGCTGGGCCACAGGGGTTGGTTTTTCAGCCAATGAAGGGAATTCCAATCACGGTCTACTCATGCCCTGAGTGTGGCTACATGGAGTCATATCTCGCTAAAATGACGCCGCATTGGGAAGAGGCACTTCCGGCTGCTAAAGCACTGCCTCTTTCTCTGGGTAAGGAGTTTGAGGATTCTGCAATGGATGCCCTCTGGAGAATTTCCGGAAAGTTTGGTGCAACCTCAGTAAATAGAAATGTCCCAGTACGGTTTGGATCGAGAATTCGAGAGCTTGATGCACTGCTTTCGGCGGCAGATGCGGTGTATGTTTTTGAGTTCCAGGTTGATTATTCGCACGGCGTTGTGGGTATGGCGAGTCTGCAATTGTCGGATGCTGCCGACATGCTTGCTCGGGTCAATCGAGGCATAGGAGACAATAGGCCGATAAAGCCGATACTTGTCGTTCCTGTGGAGGTCGGTGAGCCCAGCAGATGGACTAACATTCCTGTTCTCAAGTTTGACAGAAGGAGTCGGCAGTTTGTGAATGTTGAGGCTGTTTTGGGTTTTTATGGCAAATAACGGTCATTCGCGCTGCTGCGCCTTGGTGGCTGCTCCTATTCTTCGTTGTGGTCGAGAACCTCGAAAGCAGGCATCGACCCGGCACGCCCGGCCGCGCCCGCGTTCTTCCTCTTCTGGACCACCCACTTGAAGATGGGCCAGCACAGGGCGTCCACACGGTCATCCCGCGCATGGCCGCCCTCCTGGCCGGTAAACTTGGCGAGCTGTTCCTCGAGCTTCGGGTGCTTGCCCACCATGTGGACCAGCCCCGCCTCCGCGAGCATGGACACCGGGGCCGCGCGCGCAGCCTTGGACTGGCGAGCGCGCTCCGTCTTCATCTTCACCTTCTCCACCTGGCGGATGGTGTGCGGCACCATGCTGCCGCCCGTGTTTGTTTCCGCGAACACCCAGGCGCGGGGACGACTACGCGCATCCTTGCGCGCGAAGCGTTCCCAGTGGTGCAGCGCCGCAATGGCCTTCTTCGCCCAGGCGCTCGGCTCCGGACTGCGCAGGGACAGGTCCGCCAGCACGTAGCAGTGGTCCAGGCCGTCCGCTTCCTCGCGCACGCCGACCACGACGATGCCGTGCATGTCCGCGTTGCGCTTCTCTCCGGTGGCGGGGTCCACGCTCACCACGACGAAGTCGAACAGCTCGGGGCGGCTCTTGGGGCTGATGCGTGTCTTGTTCCAGTCCACCTTGCGGAACAGCGCCGGGTCCAGGTCGAAGACGAGCTCTCCGAGGTACTCGCGACGGCCGATGGAGGAGCCGGCCGCAGCGGCCCGCGCCTGGCGGATGTAGGCCGCGTCGAGGTTGGCCGCGTTGTCGAACGTCGAGGAGCGCGACAACACCAGCCCCTCTCTGTCCTTCAGGATGGCGCGAAAGAGCTGGGTGGGCGCGGGCGTGGTGGTGATGACCTTGCGCGAGGAGAGCCCCAGCTCTCGCATCCGCGTGGACGTGCCGCGGCCGACACGACAGCATTCCTCGTAGACGCCCTCGGGGTCCTTGTCCCAGGCCACGATTTCATCCAGCCACTCGAAGGTGTACCCGTAGCCGCGGAACTTGTTCGCCTTCGCGGCCGGCAGGTAGTCCGCCACCACTCCGTTGGGGAAGATGAGCTGCTTCTTCGACTTGCGGTGCTCCGGTTTGAACCAGGGCGGCGCCAGGGTGAGGATGCCGCTGGGGCCTTCGAGCTGGTTCTTCTGAATCTCCGTGTACGTGGGGCCGACGATGAGGATGCGCGCGCCCGTGTCCTGCCGGGCCTCGCGGATGACGGAGGCGGCGCCCGCGTGCGTCTTGCCGGCGCCGCGCCCGCCCAGCAGGAACCAGACGCGCCACTGCGCCAGCGAGGCGTCCACCAGGTCGGGCGGTTGCTGCATGGGGCGCAGGCTGAACTGGGGCTCGTAGTGGAGCGTGAGCAGTTCCTGGGGCGTCAGCTCGAGCCGCCCGGCAAACCCGTGGACGGCGCCGAAGCGCTCGCGCAGCTTGAGCGCCAGCCGGTCCAGCCGCGAGTAGCGGCCGTGTTTCTCCGGCCGGAGGATGGGGAGCCCATCCAATAGGTTCCCGCTCTCGACGACGGCCTTACTCGTCGTCATCGTCGTCCTCCCTCACCGCGGGAGGCCCCTCGACGCTGGCGCCCGGCGACTCTACGGACTGCTCCTCGGCCTCCACTTCGGGGGCGGGAGCTGTCGATGAGTCGGAGAGGAAGCGCTCCAGCTTCTCGGTGAGGGCGCGCACCGCGTCCTCGGGCTTCACCAACTCGAAGGGCCCCTGGCCATCGCTGGACTCGGCCGCCTCGCGCACCGCGCGGAACTCCCGGTCCGCGATGCCCAGGCGCCAGCGCAGGGCCTTGTCGTTCATCGTCTTGTCGCGGATGGCCTCGTCCACTGCGGTGAGCAGGCCTGCCTGGTATTCGGCCTCGGCGCGGTCGACCTCCTGGACGAACTCGGTGTAGCGGCTGCGCTTGCCGGCTTCGATGGCCTCGCGCCCGCGCCGCAACCAGTTCTCTAATCGCTTCGGGCTGGTGCCAGCGAGGGAGGCCGCGAGACGGCGCGTGCGGCCCTTGCGCAGCTCAGCCACCAGCGCCGTCTGGAGGGAGTACGTCAGCGACGTGGCCGGCCCGCTGAACTTCGAGGGCCGACCACGCTTCTTCTTCGGGGGCCGTCCGGTGGGGGGCGCGGCCGGGTCGTAGCCGCGTGGAGGGGACATGCCCCCTCAGAAGGGGTGACGCCTACTTGCCGCGCGCCACCTGCTCGGCGTGCTCCAGCAGCGACGCCATGCGGGAGGCCACCGACGCGACGGTTGCCTCGGTGACTGCGTTGGTGTCCGCCGACGCCTTGACGAGGACGCCGAGCAACGCGGCCCCGGTGTTGATGGTGTCGAGCAGGCCCTGGAGCGAGCCCGCGCCACTCACGACCCGGAGGCGCGCGTCGGTCCGCAGGACGCGCTCCTCCAGGAGCTCCAGGTTGGCGATGGCCTCGGACGTGTCGGCGGTGACCTTGACGTCCAGCTCACCGACGCGGAGGCGGGGCGTGGGCTCGCCCTCGTCGGGCGCAGGGGGCGGTGCGGTGCGCAGGGCCGACGCGACCAGCTCACCGAACTTGGAGAGCGCGTCTACCGGGCGGCAGGTGACGGTGAAGTGCCGGTCGCCGATGTACGCGGAGAGCACTGCCTCGCCCTCGGCGGACGGGGGGGTGGACTGGGACTGCGACTCAACAGCGGGGGTCGTCTTGGTCATGCCCTCGCAGAAGAGGCGCCAGCGGGCCGCCACGCGATGCGAGCCTCCAGGCCATCGGGGCCACGACCGGGCCTCCAGGACGCGCCAGCGGGCCGCTCAGGAACTGAGGGGGCCCAAAAAATGGGGGGTCTGCCCTCAGTTCCCCCTCGAAGAAATGCGGATAAATCCGTGACGCGAGATTGTGGGGCGCCGAGCAATCGGAGTTAGGAGCCCATTCCCAGTTTTCCACCCAGGGGGTCGAGAAGTACCTACTTGTGTGTTCGTGAGGGGCCTTGTAGCTGAACGCTTCAGTTATCCACGCTGGCCTACCATGTGAGGTGGGACGAATAGATTTACAGGGAACGCTTCCCAGTTCTATTGGCTCATTCGAGTGTGACATAGGATTGGGGCTCTGGTTGCTCTTGGCTTCTGATTTAATGGATTTGTCGTCGGTCTCATCGGTTTATAGACGTAGACTTAGGGAGGAACGTCATGGCCACCAAGAAGCGAACGACGAAGGGGGCGAAGAATGAGATCATTCCTCGCGAGGAGTCGGCACGTAAGGAAAACCCTCCGTCGGGAGGGGATATTTGTTTTGTGATTATGCCGTTTGGCGGGTACTCCGATTCATATTTTGGCTCGGTTTATGTCCCAGCCATCGAGGCAGTGGGGCTTGCTGCTCACCGCGCTGATGATCTTTATGGTCCCCAGGCAATAGTCAGTGATATCTGGGGCTACACCCAGAAGGCGCGCGTCATTCTCGCAGACCTTACAAACAAGAATCCGAATGTCTTTTATGAGCTTGGTCTTGCCCATGCATCGGCAAAGCCAGTTGTGATGATTGCGGCGAGCATAGATGATGTTCCGTTCGATTTGCGAGCCTTGCGTATTCTTGTTTACGATAAGAACAGGCCAAACTGGGGGGAGGCTCTGCGAGAGTCTATCGAGAAGGCTCTCCGAGAGGTTCTGGCTTCTCCACTTGAGCGTATTCTGCCGATTTTCCTGAAAGTCAGCGAGAGGAAGACGCAGTCGACTGTCACGCTTGAGCAAAAGGAGGTGTTGGAGTTAAAGCGAGATATGGATTTGCTGAAGTCCGAGCTTCTTTCGGATGGGCGAGCAGGCACTTCACGAAGATGGCTGTCCGAAAGGGAATTTGGGCCGGATGAGGCGAGGAGTTATATTCGTGCCCTTGCGAGGAATGGGTTTGATGAGTCGACCATTCTGGATAGGGCCGTCTCTCGGGGAGCTCCGCGAATGTGGGCAAAAGAGAGAATTGCCCAGGAGATGGTGCGATTTGGTGGGCGCGCTGTGAACGTGCGTAACGCGGCTTCGGATGTGGTTGTTGAGTCGAGTCCCTCTGTGGCGCAAGGAGTGACGGGTGTGAATGAGAGCAAGCAAGAGTGACACTCACGGATGGTCGATGCTTTCCTCGGCATCCGGGCGACCCTTTTGCGGAACATGAACCCCTCGATGGAAACCGCCGTCCTCGCCCTCGCGGTGAGCGGCTTCCTGGTGCCCTTGCTGAACGGCCTGCTGGCCCGCCGTGCGACGCGGCAGGAGCAGGCCGCCGACCAAGTGCCGCTGCTGGTCCAGCGCATGGAGGGCATCGCTGCTGACGTGAAGGAGATCAAGACGGAGCTGCGCGTGGTGCGCGAGCACGACGCGGAGCTTCGGCTGGTGGACCAGCGTCTGCGCGCGCTGGAGTCCTGGCAGGGTGAAGCCCGTCCCCAGCTCGGCCAGCTCACCAACAACGTCCACGTGCTGATGGGCGAGCGCGGGGCGCGTCAGCAACTCCATCGCGCGGCGAACCTCGTGGCGGCTGCCGGCGGCGAGCGCTCCGACACCTGATGCGCGCCCCTTCTCCCGGGGTGTTGTCCCCTCGCAGTCCCGGGAGCACCACATGAGCCAGCAGCCCACCATCAGGCGCATCGTCAACTACGTCATCCCCGAAGGCCCAACGAAGGGGCAGGTGCGTCCTGCCATCATCACCAACGTCGACGGCGGGCGCGTCGCGCTGCACGTGTTCACCGACCGCTCCGTCGACGACGTCTTGCCCGTCACGCCTTCCGTCCCCAACGCCACGTTCGGCGGCCCCGACCAGCCGGGCACCTGGTTCTGGCCGCCCGAGCCGGCGAAGCCCGCGGCGCCGACCTACACTCCGCCCGACGAGCTGGTGGAGCGCGCCCGCGTCGCCCTGGCGGCGGCGAGCGAGACGGAACTGCGCGAGGCCGAGCGCGCTTACCAGGCGTATGGCAGCGCGACCGACGGGCGCTCGGCGGTGACGGGAGCCGAGCTGCCGCCCTTCGGCGCGTGCCCCGTCCTGGTGCGGTCCGGATGGCTCGCCGTCGCGCGCCTCAACCTGCCGCCGCGTGAGCTGGGCACCGGCTCCTGAGTGGCGCCCCGGCCCGTGCTCGTCTCGGCGCGGGCCGCCTCTTCTCCTGGAGGGTAACCCTCGCCTCCAGGAGTGTTGTCCATGCTTCGACCCACGCAACGCACCGCCTTCGTCGCCACCGTCCTCTCGCAGATGCACGCCCCCTACAGGTGGGGCGCCAAGGGCGAGCGCGACGGCGTCACCCAGCAGCGCCTGTTCGATTGCAGCGGCCTCGTCACGTGGGCGCTGCGTGAGGTGTGCGGCCCGGACTGGCGGGGCTCGCACAACACCGACCGACTGTGGGCTGACTGCGTGCGCGTGAGCCCCGGAGAAGCGCCGAAGCCGGGCGACCTGGTGCTCTACCACTCCAAGGCCGACCCGTCCGACCCGGAGCACGTCATGGTGTACCTGGGCGATGGGCTGGTTGTGGGCGCGGCGGGTGGTGGCCGGAGGACTCTCACGCTGGAGGACGCGAAGCTCGCGGATGCCCGGGTGAAGGTGTTCCAGACACCGCACTACCGCCCTGGCTTCATGGGCTTTGCGCGCCTGCCTCTCGCGGGATGACCGCCTCTTCTTCGGGGGTGTTGTCCTTCCTCGAAGTCCAGGAGCCGCACCCATGAAGAAGCACTTCGCAGTCCTCGCCGTCCTCATGATGGCCGTCCTCGCCGCGCCGCCCGCGCTCGCCGCCGAGGGCACCAGCCCGCCCACGCCGACGGTGGCCTCCATCCTCGCGTCCGCCGTCGTCGAGGTGGTGCCGGTGCTGTTCGCCGCCGTCGCCGCGCTCGCCGTGGCGTGGCTCTCTGGCCTGCGCGAGAAGCTCCAGGCCCAGGCCAAGGAGTCCAAGCTCGCTGCCATCGGTGCGCGGGCGACGATGCTCGCCGAGAGCGTCGTCAGGGACATGGAGGTGACGCTCAAGGCCGAGTTGGAAGCCGCGGCGGCCGACGGCAAGCTCACCACCGCCGAGCTCCAGCACATCAAGGCCAAGGCGATGGAGCAGCTCAGGGCCAGCTTGGGCGTGCACGGCCTCGCGGCGCTGCAGCATGCGCTGGGGCTCACGGACGGCATGGTGGGCACGTTTTTGTCGGGCCTCATCGAGGCGGCGCTGGACCGCGTCAAGGCCAGCAGGGCCGGAGACGTCGCCGGCCAGGTCATGAACGCGGCGCTGTCCCTCGGCGCCATCGGCAGCAAGACCGCGCTGGCCCCGGTGGCCTCGGCGGTCCCTTAGATGCCCCGCGCGCGGCAGTCGCCGCGGGGCTCACACTCGTCCTCGGTGACGTACCGGTGAGGACGGGCTACCTGGCAGCCCAGGTTGGCGCCTCCTCTCTCTCCGGTGCGTACGCGCGAATGGAGGCGGGCGCGAGGTTGAGACCGGACCTGGGGCTCTTCGCCTTCGCCGAAGCGAACCAGCGCGAGCGACTGGCTGGCGCAGGGCTCCGGCTGACGTTCGGCTTGTAGTGCGCGGCCCGCTCCGAGTCCCGGAGCGGGCCGTCGTCGTTCACTCGCCTGAAACTGACCGACCCGATGGGTCGTCACAACCCCTCCCTTGAGGGCAGGTTTCGGTCAAATTGCCACGTCATTACTTGCCGTCTGCGGGGAGCATCCCCTCCTCGCAGGGCGGATGAATGTTTTCTTGGAAGAACTTGGATGCGCGTACCAGAGAGCTGATGGAGGAAGAGGTTGAGCTTGATATCGAGAACGACAGCCTTTACCTGAGCAAGAGGTTCACGGAGCTGGGGGCTGCTGAATACGCTCAGCATCTGCTCAATGCGGTTCAATCCGGAACGGAAGCTTCGTTGACGGAGGCACTGCGGGCTCCAGGCTATTTCATGACGCATGAGCGGAACGGGAACGGCGTCGCTGAGGTGCCCGTCACTGCTCCGGAAACGTTCGCAGAAAACGAGTTCAACCGGTTTTACTGTAGAGCTCTCTGCCGCCGTGCGATTGATGACGGGGTGGAGCATCTTGTCATCTACAGGGCGAAGGCCGTTAGTGCGCCTCGCCGTGAGAGCGAGTTGCGAATAGGCCGCGCGCTTGTTCCCGAAAAGCTATTGAATGATCTGCGTACCAACGTTGGTTCGGACACCGCTCTCGGGGTGAACAAGCCCAACAGTGGGCTTAGCGTTCATCTCCCACTGTGACCGTTGCCGGGCACGGTCCGTGGCCGTACCTGGCAAGTTGTGTCGTCGTCGGCGCCCCCCTTCGTGTCAATACAATCGAACTGGGCCGCCGTCGCTGGCCTCCCGGGCGCGAGAGCACGTCGAGCACCCGGTCGATGATTCGCCGGAGATCATTGGCGTCCCGTCCGACCAAGTCCGCGCTCTCCCACCAATGCGGGCCGTCCTGGTTCAGGCACAGCGGGTGCAGTCGCCAACCTCGCCGTGCCTGAAAGGGACCTTGAAGCCGTACTACTCGACCGACACCGTCACTCTGTACAACGCGGACTGCCGCGACCTGTTGCTGGACCTCCCGTCTCAGTCCGTGGACTGCTTGCTCACGGACCCACCCTATGGAATGGCCTTCAAGGGCGATGGCGCGACCGCCGGCAGTATCCGCGCCGATGGGGCGCGCGAGGGCGTCCGCATGCTGCGGCAGGTGCTCACGGCGGCGGGCCCCACGCTCAAGCCGGATGTGCACGCCTTCGTCTTCTGCCACTGGGCTTCGTGGCCCGACTTCACCGATGCGCTGAGCGCGCACCTGCGGTCGAAGGGCGGCCTAGTCTGGTGGAAGGACCGGGGTGGCGTCGGCGACTGCGCGGCATCCTTCGCACCCAACTACGAGATGGTGCTGCACTCCACCGGAGCGCAGCGGCGCGCGCTGCTCGGCAAGCGCCACGGTGCCGTGCTGTCCGGCATCGCCCCTGTTCCCCCGCGGAGGCGCACGCACCCCACCGAGAAGCCCGTCGAGCTGATGGCCTTCCTGCTGGCGCGCGGCTGCCCCGCCGGAGGGATGGTGCTGGACCCGTTCGCAGGCTCCGGTTCCACGCTCGTGGCGGCGCAGCGGCTCGGCCGGCGCGCGGTGGGCGTGGAGCTGGAGGAACGCTACTGCGAGGCAGCGGCGCGCCGGTTGGAGGAGGAACGGCGCGTGGGCCCGGAGCACGCGGGCTGAGCCGTGCCGTCGGCGCGGTGGCCTGTCTCGTACTTCGGGGCAGGGCACCGCGCACCGGTGGGCATCGCTGGGCTGCATTGGCGACTCGGCGACAGGGCCGGCCCTCTGGAGTTCACAGCCGGCAGGACCGCAGGTGTGCTTGCCCTATGCCTGTCGTCATTCGAGGTCGGAGAGTCCGCTTTGAGCAGGCCGGGCCAAACGACGGGCCCAAGCCACCGAAGCGTCCCCCGTGCAGCTACTGCGGCAAGCCCGAGCACGAGTTCGCGGCGACGCCCGGCTGGAGCGTGGGCAACTCTGCGGTGCTGCTCAACAACATCCTCCGTGGCGCGGAGTCGACGGTCCATCCCTGGTACACCGGCAGGTGGAGCATCGCCGCGCATCACCTCATCTGCTCAGAGGCGATGGCGGATGACGACGACTGGCACCGCATCTGCTGGCAGTTCGGCTACGACATCAACGGATGCCCCAACGGCGTCGTCTTGCCGAGCCAACTCCCCATCGCCTGCGAACTACACGTGCCCGTCCACCGGGGACCTCACGCCGCAGGCTGGGCCTTCGATTTGGACCTGTCGTACCCTGACGCGGTGAAAGCGAAGTTGGACCAGGTGGGAGAGCGCGCGGTGAATGGCGACTTCTGTCCGGCGCCCAGCGCGCTTGTCACTGAACTCGATGCGTTGAGTTCATCCATCCTCACGAAGGTGGCCAAGGGCGCCTGGACGATTTCCGCCGATGGCCTCGACTACCTCCCGGGAGGGAACGGGTGTGCCGGGGCAGGGAGCATCCCCGGCAAGCCTGACCGGGCGTGTCCGCGAGGACGCAAGCATGGGGCGCAGCATGGCGACACGCGGAAGCCGCTCGCGCGACGACCGCTGAAAGTGGGGACGTAGAGATGGCGCTGAACGACGACTACTACGTGGTGACGCGCGCCCGCTCCCAGGAACACCCACTCCTCGCATGGGCGGAGTCCGCCATGGCCTTTCGCAAGGGGCTGCAGGTGGACGTGTCTGTGCCCGTGAGGCTTCGCCTGGGGGAGCCGGTGCCCCAGCACCCGCGCATGGTGGATTTCCACTCGCTGCCAGCCCCCGTCGTCTCACAGCGACTGGCCGATGTACTCCGGGAGACGGCCCTCCCTGGCGTCCAACTCGTCCCCGCGGATGTCGAGGTTGCGGAGGGCGACACGCGCCGCTACTGGCTCGTCCACATGTGGCGGCGGCTGGCGTGCGTGGACATGGCGCGCTCCTCCGTCACGCTGTACCCGAGCGGCGGAATCCTGGACATCGAGAGCCTTGTACTGGACGAGGCTGTGCTCCAGGAGACTCCTCTTGAGGAGCGGATGGTATTCCGCGTCCGGGAGGTGGTTCTCCATCTCGTCCACCGGACGGTGATGGAGCGCGTGCTCGCACTTGCGCCACCGGTTGAGGGAATCAGGTTCGTGCCCGTGCCCGAGTGGAGCGACGGCCGCGCGTTTCGGTGAGCCCTGTCGGCGACTGCTACTTCGCGCCGCCCTGCCTCGCCAGTACGTCCAGGAGGCGGTCCAGGAGCCGCCGGAGGGACACTGCGTCCCGTCCGGCCAGCTCCGCAGGCTCCCACCAGGGCGACCAGTCGCCGTGCGCGTCGTAGACCTCCAGGCGCGGCGCGCGGCCCAGCTCCTGGACGACGCGCATGTCCTCGGCCTGCCATCGCACGTCGAGCATGGGTCCTCGCGGCAGGGGAGAAGAACAACCCCGCCCGGCACGATGCCGAGCGGGTGTGGCGGTACAACAGGCCGAGCTGCCGCGCCGTGGCCTGACCCGCCACGAAAGGCATCAGTCGTCGTGGCTGCCCCGCTCGCAGATTCTCCGACCGCCGACGAGCAGGAGTGGTCCACCGCAGTAGCACCGCTCGGATGGCGGGAGGACCGACGCTGCGGGTGCCTGGGGTTCGGGCTCGCCACGGAGCTGGCGCAGTCCGCGCTCGAAGTCCTCGCGGATGTTGCGGCGGTGGAGTTGCTCAGGAGTCGGGGCGGTTGGGCGGGCTCGTCGCACGGGTGTCTCCGTGCCGAAAGAGAAGGGGCGCCCCAGCCAGCAGGAGCGCCCCTCGACGACTTCACGAATTTCGTAATTTGCCCGTCAGCGCGGCGGCACGGTGAACCCCTGCACGTCGTGCTCGGGCCCTTCGTCCTGGTGGGTCAGGGCCTCGCGAGCGTTCAGGAGCCAGGTGCCGCAGGTGGCGCACCGGCAGACGCGGCATCCGCCGGCGAGTACCTGCGCGGCCAACTCTGGCTGCACCAGGAGCATGTCCAGCGCGCCGGAGCGGTGAGCGCGGGGGATGCCGGCGAGGGCCATCTGCTCCGCCAGCGCCTCCACGCGCCCCCATGCAGCCCGGGAGACGTGGAGGCCGTCTATCCGGACGGTTGAGCCAGCTGGGGCCTTGCGGCGCTCCGGGCGCGTCTTCCTGCTGTCGTGCGGCACGGCGGGGCTTCTACCCCAGCTCGGCGTGCGACTGTCGGCTCTCCACCAGCGCCAGTGCGTCCCGCGCCCCGAGTTCGGCGAGCGCTGCGGCCTCGGCCATCCGGTACTCGGCTTTCGTGCGGGCGTACCGAGTCCTCCACTCTGGACTGCCGTCCCGCGCCTCAACCACCGCCTGCATTTCCCTCTCTGCTGCCCCCAGGCGCTGTGCGAGCGCCTCCCGCCGATACCAGTCGTTCATGCCTCGCGGGAGAGCATGTGCCGTGCCGAGCGCTGTCAGGTTTCGATGGTACCCGGAGGCATGTCCACCCCCATCACATCCACTGGTGGCCAGCCGCTCGCGGAGGTGCGGCTGGTCCTGCCGTATCCCCCCAGTGCGAACACCTACTGGAAGCCCTCCCGAGGGCGCGGCTTGGTGCCGTCCGACGAGGCCACCGCGTACAAAGCCGCCGTCACTCGCGCTGCGATGCACGCACGTGTCCTGCCACTGGTCGGACCCGTGCGGATGGTCGCCACGGTGTACCGCCCGCGCAAGTCAGGGGACCTCGACAACACGTTGAAGGTGCTCAACGACGCGCTGAACGAGGTTGCATGGCTCGACGACGACCAGGTCATCCACATCGAGGCTTCGCGCGAGGACGACGCGGCGGCACCGCGGGTTGAGCTCCATGCCACGGCCGAGCGGCACGCCACACGCGAGGAGGCGGATGCCCACCGCCGCGCCCGCGCAGCGCGCGCACAGAAGGCCAGGGCGACGCGGAACCGGAACCGGGCGGCGAAGGCCAGGGCAGGTGTTCGGCTGTCCCCGGCTCTCCGTCTGCCGAAGCGGAGGGACGACGAATGAACGAGCGCACCGTGCCTACCCTCGCTCGGGAGTTCGTCCTCGAGGAGCTGCTCTGCCAGCTGCGCGCCCTGCCGACCGGAAGCGCGGCGGCCCGCCGCGCGGAGTCCCAGCTCGCCGAGCTGGTGATGCCGGACATGGTCCGCGTGGCCCGCGCCGTCGCGCGTACCTGGAAGGTGCCCGCCGAGGACCTGGTCCAGGAGGGACTGGTGGCGGTGATGGCTCGCCAGCGCACGCACCCCTTCGAGCCGGGTCTGGCTGGTGCCGGTCGGAGCGCCTTCCCGGCCTGGGCGATGCGCCTGGGCCGACAGGCCATGGAGCGCGCGGCGGCCACCTGGTCGAGCCCCGTCCACCTCACCGACCACGCGCGCAAGGCGGTGCGCAGAGCGAAGCGCTCGGCAGCTGCCGAAGGCGTGGCCGTTTCCTCGGTGCTGCGGCGCCAGGGGCTGGAGGCCGCCGCAACCTACGTGCTCGGCGAGGGCACCGTGACGGCGCCGCTGTCTCTCGACGCCCTCCTGGCCTCGCGCGAGTCCACCGCTGACTCGCGGGACGCTGCGGTGGACCGGCGTGGCGGTGTCCGCGCCAGCGTGGAGTTGACGCTGTCCCTGGTGGACAACACCGCCGAGCGGCTGGCGACGGTGGCCCAGCGGGAGGCCGTCCTCTGGGCCCTGTACCGACTGCCGAGGCTGGAGCGCCAGGTGGTGCAGGCGTCCATGGGGCTGGGGCGGCCCGACGGCCAGGAGGCCTCGACACGCACGCTCGCCGTCGAGCTGCGCTTGTCGCTGGCCCAGGTGGCCCGCCTACGCGAGAGCGGGCTGGCGCGCCTGCGTGAGCACCTCAACGCCCAGGGGCTCGGGCCGGGGGAGTCGACGGGCCCGCACAAGGGCGAGGTGCGTCGCCGCGAGGTCGCCAGCGCGCGTAGCGTGCGGCGTCCGCGACAGGGACAGATGGCGTTGCTGGCGCTCGGCGAGGGGACGTGAGGTGCCCGTCATCGTCGCGGAGAAGCCGGGCACATGCACGGCGGCTGGGTGTGGCGGGCGCATCCTCCGTGGCGAGCTGTGCTGGTTCGAGGCAGCGACAGGGACTCGCCACCTTGAGCGCGAGTGCCGCGAAGCCAGCGCCGGGCGCCGCCCCAACCGCCGGGCCGGGCGGTGTCGGTGCGGTGCCCATGTTCCTCCGGGCGAGGGATGCCTCACGCTGCGCGAGACGCGGCGTGCCGGCCGGCACCGCAAGCAGTGGACTGTGATTTGCGCGCGGTGCTCGTGACGGCCTGCCTCCGCTGTCGCGATGCCCACTGGTAGAGGGTGCTCAACCGCACGTAGGTCTCGGCATGCACCGCAAGCACGTCAGCACCGCGCCGGATGTACTCCTGTGCCCGCCGCCGGAGACGCGCTGCCTCGTCCGGGTCCTCCCGCGCGAGCAGCCGCAGGTCCACACCAGGGTCGTTCTCTGACGTCATCGCTGTGACCTCCCGTGGGCGGCTCGGCGACCCTTGCGACGGGACACCACGAAAGCGAAGAAGTCGCGCCACCAGCCGCTCCACTTGAGGACGGCGCGAAGTGCAACAACAGACAGCCACAAGCACAGGCCGAGGCAGACGAGGGTGCCCGTCATCACCACAGCCCACGCGACGACATGGAGTAGGCCCGGGAACGTCACGAGCACCTCCGCAATCGGGAGCTGATGAGGGCGCTGCTGAGCGTGCGACGAAAGCGAAGCATCTGGCACCTCCACGGAGAAGACGGGGCCCGGTGGGTGCCGGGCCCCTGGCTCGGCACTACGGAATCGGCACGGCTTCACGCGCGAGCACGACGAAGACGATGGTCCCGACGAGCGCGACCTCTCCCGGCGTCCACTCGTCCTTCTTCAGTAGCGCGTCGAGTTGCTGCCGCCAGTTGGCTGGCAGGCGTTCGTCGTGCTTTCGGTTCAGCCGGTCCTTCGCAGTCTGACCCGTCAGCAACATCATCTGCAGCGCCCGGTTCCCGGGCGGCGGCCCGTTCTTCCGGCACCAGAACTCCACGGCTCCGGCAAGCCACGTCGCCGCGCGGTCAAGCCTGACGACGTCGGGAGCCCCCGCCGGCAGCGTGTTGCGCCACGCGCCGATGACGGCCTCCGCAGCGACCATCATCATGCAATTCGAGTCAGTGCCGTCGAGCTTCGACCCCTCGGGGTAGCCCACCCGTCCGCCGTAGCGGTTGAAAATGTCTTGGACATGCGCCTTCGCCTTGTTGCGCGTTTGCGCCCACTCCGTCTCGGTGAGCCCATGTGGAATTGGCTCAGCGCGGGCAGCGGTGAAACCCAGGACGAGCGCCAGCAGTACGACTCTCACGACTGACTTCATGACGACCTCGCTTGTTGTGGGGACGGCGGTGCTGCGGTGGACCCGATGCCGTGCATGCGCACCGGGCAAAGGGCTCAGGACGTGCTCTCGTCGAGGGTGACGAGGGTGATGCCGACGAGGCCGGTGAGGCCGGCGTGCTCGTCGAGGAGGGCGCGGTAGTTGTCCTCGACCCACGCGAGGAAGAACCTGTCGGGGCACTCCAGGACGAGCGTGCCGTCGTCGAGGTTGTTGGGGCGGGCGCGCTCCAACCATTCCACCGCGTACTGCCGGCCCTCGCCGCGGATGGACGTGACGACGTGGCGCCACGCGCGCTCCGCTTCGGTGCCTTCCGGGATGCCCTCCTGGCACATGACGGCGCCGGGTTCCTCCGGAGGCGGCACCACCTCGGGCTCCGGGTCCACGCTCCACGCGCCGGACAGGAGCTGCTCGGCGACTTCGTGCCCGCTGGACGTCACCCCTCGCAGCACCCGGACCACGTTGGCGCGGGTGCGGGACTGCAATTCGCCGCGGCACACCGGGGAGCGCGGGACGAGGGCGAACACCCGCCGCCACTCCTCCAGCGGCCGGGCCTCAAGCGCGGTGAGGGCGTCCTCGAGGAGCTGGCGGGAAGTGCGCTCCCCCCAGGGCCAGAAGCCATGGGCAGCGACGATGGTGTTCCAGGCTTCCCTCAGCTCCTGCACGTTGGCCGGCAGGGTCGACGGGGTGCGGTGGTCCCGAGGCGCATCACGCTGGACGTCACGCACGTCACGCGCGGCCACCGTGACGACTGCGAGCGCTCCCCTCCGGACAGAGGCAGAGGAGGAGGGGGGAGGGGGAGAAACCTGGAGTTGCGTCACGCTGGGCTGCGTGACGTCACGCAAGCCGTCACGCTGGCGCTTCACGGCCTGTCGAGCGGCGTTACCTGCCCGGATTCTTTCAGCCTTCTCGTCCTCCCCTGCCTTCTCCCCCTCCTGTGTCACGCTGGCTGTCACGCTCCGCTTGCGTGACGTCACGCTGGGCTGCGTGACGGGGGCCGTTGTCGGGGCGGGCACGGCAAGGCGGCCGGCGAGAGCCATGGCCAGCGCCTGGCGCAGCCCCTCGGCGAAGCCTTCGGCGTAGGTGCGGGCACGGCGCTCCTCCGCGAGCGCGGCGCGCAGCTCCTCGACCTGGGCACGGCAATCCGCGTCAGGCGTGAGGGTGGGCACAGGAGACTCCAGAGGTGTCGGACGGGGTGGTGGGGATAGCGGGCGCCAGCGGTGTCACCTGCGAGCAGCAGTCCGGTGGCACTGGCTGCGTGAGGCACCCGGCGCGGTACGGGAGGCCGTGCTCGCAACGGGGCCAGCTCGGCGACTCGCGGCGATGAGCTGGGGCTGGAGTGGCCGAGTGGTATGCGCGGCGGCCGAGCGCGGTGAACTCCTCGCCGCGCCAGGGCTGGTGGCACACAGGGCACGGTGTGACGCGGAGGACGGAGAGGCTCATGCCGCACCGCCGAGTGGCCAGAGGGAGCACCACGCGCCGAGGCACTCGGTGGCCTCTGTGAAGCCGAGCGCGGCGTCGCGGCCGTCGTGCGTGCCGCGCCAGATGGAGCGGTTGACCCGCGCCCATCGCCAGTCCCGTGCACGGAGCGCCAGTACCAGCGCGAAGAGGAGGACGAGGTCCCGGCTCACGGGCGGCGCCCCCGGCCGTAGATGGCCCACACCAGTCGACGGGTGCCGTAGGCGAGGAAGACGCCGACCGCAGCGAGGCCGACAGCATGGCGGCCGTCCTCCTCGAAGCACGCGAGGACGAGGGCGACGACAGCGCACGTCGCTGTGATGCCAGTGACGACGAGGGCCTTGGCGCGCGGGCTCATGGCGACACCCGCTTGAACTCGATGCGCCAGACCCAGGGGTTCGCCGCCCACGACTCGATGCCGTTGATGGACGCCCAGAGATGGCAGAACGCGACGCGCGGGCTCTTGTCCCAGTCCGTCCAGGGCCACCCGGTGTTTTCGGTACCGGGCAGTCCATCGCGGTCCGGGATGCCGTACTTCCAGGTCGTGCCGCCGTCCTTAGAGAGGCACCGCAGTCCCTCCGCCTTGGCATCCTCCTCTGTGATGTCGTGCAGGCGCTCGACGCAGACGCTCGTCACCTCCAGCGTCAGGCGCGACGCCGCACGGTGCATGTGGATGGAGGGGCGCCACGCGGCATCAACCCGCACGCGCTCTCCGTCGGTGTCGGCTCGGTAGACGTAGGGGCCCGACTTCAGCGCGCCAAGGGAGGCCCACGTCTCGCGCACCCAGAGCCGGTCCCCGGGCTGGCCGTAGTGGTTGCGAAGGTCCGCGACGGACCGACCGTCGACCAGCACCTCGAATCGGCCAGACGGGTGGGCCATAAAGGCGTCGGCGCGGGCGTGGATGTGCTCCGTCACCACCCGCCGCGTGACCGTCTTTCGCCCGGCAAGCAGCGCCTGAACCATCGGCCCGGCGAACAGGATGGGTCGCTCACGCATGGCCCACCCCCGATGCGTGCGACAGCTCCTCAGCAGCCCAGGCCATGTACGCGCGCTCGGCCTGGGCGACGTCGCCAGCGGTCCCCACCCATCCGGCACCGCAGGAGGGGCACACGAGCGTGTCCGTCGGCGCGGCGCGGTGGTTCCAGTCCGCGAGCCGCGCGGGAATTCCACAACGGGCCTTGCAGCTCGGGCACGCGGGGCAGTCGTGCCAGGGCTTCGGCTCGGCGAAGTCGCCGCCGACGGGCAGCGGCGTGAACTCGCGACAGCCGCACTCCGTCTGCACCCCCCAGAACGGGACGAGGTACGTGCAGGGGCTGCCGTCGTTGTGCTCCTGGTAGACGTGCCCGCACTTCGAGCACGGCGCGTCGAGGTTGACGCTACCCATGGGTGCCTCCGGTGGTGGAGCGCCCACCCGGAAGGACGCGAAGCGGCTGCTGCGCGATGCCGCGCGAGCTGGTGCGCTGCTTGGGCGGGGCCTTCCGCGCGGAGCGGTGCGCGAGCAGGACCAGCGCGCCGCATCCCAGGTGGACCAGCCCGCCGAACACGTAGAGGGCCGCGCCGATGAACTCAGCAGGCGACATGGGGCACCTCGGTCCGGCTCACGGGGCGCCGCATGCTCAGGGTGCGGTGGACGCCGCGGCGCTGCTCGGCCTCCAGTCGCCGCCGCTCACGCGTGAGGGCGAGGGACGCGTCCGACTCGGCCTCCTGTCGGGTGGGGGCGTGCGCCTCCACCTCGACGTCCGTCCCCCGGAGGGTGACGACGTGCCCGAGCGGACCAACACAGCTGATGCTCGCGAAGGTGGTGGCGCTCAT